CCTGCGACGGGTGTCAAGGTTTTTTGTTACGATCAATCCCCGCCCTGTGGCGGGGCGGGGAATGAAAGGGCAATGTCATTTGTTAAGGCGTTACGGCGTGGAAGGGATCGCCGCGCCTGCGCCACGTTGCCAAGGGCGCACCCGATTTTCTTACCGGGTTATTCGGCAGCTGCTGCGCCGCGTTTGGCCTTTGCCGGGGCCGCCTTGACGGGATCGGGCAGAGCCTTGCGGGAAACTTCGCGCAGCTTCGACAGGTTATCAGCTTCGCGCAGTTCGATCAACGGCTTAACGTCGAAGCCGTAACCGTAATCATTATCCGCGTGCTTGCCGATAATTTCAAGAGCAAATTCAATCGGCTTTCCGTCGGCAGTGTCAAGAGCGCCAACGAACAGAGAGGTCAGCGGACCCGGCACAAAAACGCGACCCGACTTGAACACTTCGCCGGTTTCGATATTAACGGCTTCAAAGCTGCCGTTAAACTGGAAGCTATCGCCATATGCGGTCTGCTTAATGGTGTAGCCGGAAGCGACACCGTAAATGGTGGCAAGCTGACGCGGCGGCAGAATCTTAGCATCTTCGCCCTTACCTTCCACAAAACTGTGCGGCTTCGGCTGGGCCTTAATGGTCTTAAGCGAAATCTTATTGACAATTTGAGCGGTCATGGGAATTTACCTTTGTTAAATTGGGTTCGGGTTTAGCGCGTCGGCGGGTGGTGGTCTACCTTGGCAACCCCACCCGCCGACCGCATGTGTAGTAGATCATAGGCGAAACGACGTGTCAAGCGGTTCTGCGAATTTTTCTGGAAATAAATTTTGCGGCTTGTGCGAACCGCAAAGATGGGGCATCGCGTGCAACTTCCACGACTTTACCTGCGGCGATTGCTTTGATGGTGTCACCGTCAAGGTTCACGCCTTTTGACGCCTTTTTAATGCACGCGCCATTGCCATCATATCCGGCATATAGCTTCTTGCCAGCTATATGAATTTCTGCTAGGTCCGCTTCCAACTTCCAAGCGCCCAATTTTGTCTGATGCACTTCTAGGTCTGCGGAATCACAGATGATCGAATCAGTGTCGCAGTACACGGGGCGTTCGCTGTGGGCCAATCCGTGCAAGAGTTTAGCGCGGCTAGCGGAAGTGATGCTAGCAGCAATCGCAACGTTATTATATGACCACGGTTTAATCTCGGTTGGTTTTTGTCCAATAAATCTATCGCCGAATTGACCGGCCATTTCATAACCTTCATTTATAAGTTCCTTTACGTCTTCAAAAATTTGGCAGTCTCTATATTTGCTAGGATCTTGACCTTGCTTGCCATATCCATTATTAGCGAATAGCTTAGAAAATTCCCGCCCACCTTTATCGCCAGCTTCTTCGGCAGCGATCTTTTTAGCTATATGATGGTGGATATAAGTATCGTATCGTTGAACCTGTTTCCAAACTAAGCATTCCTGTACGCGCTTAATTTTAAGTAAACCTAAAGAGCGAGCCATTTTTATTTCGTGACTTGTGGCGAAAAATTCGTTTAACCCTTTTGGGAACGTCAGACCTTGTTTAGTATAAATCGGCAAAGCGCCATCGCTCCACGCGGTAATGCGAGCGAAATAAAATTCATCTTCTTTATCATCGGGAATGTTTGAAAGCACCCTATATTGGTTTCCCAATGGGTGATAGGCGTTTGCCATACGATCAGGGTACAGAGAATTTACATCGTAGTATTTGAGAGGGCGAAGGATCGCGCCAGTCTCAAAACATTGATTGCGCCCACCCATATACCACGGCCTAAATCTAGCATCGAAAAATTTAGATTCGTGGTCATTGCCGGGGTGCATCTCTCGCATGTGGTGCAGCGAGGCCGCGCCGATAGTTAAAAATTCGCCATACTCATTAATGAAGCGCTCGACCATATCATATAGATATTTGCAGTCGAAATAGAGATAGCGCAAAATTTCTTTCTTATGTTTGTTGCGCACTTTTGCTTCTAATTTACGATAATCGATTTCCTCTTTCATAAATTTACCAAGAGGAATGGGGATCATCTTATAGCTATCTCGCAACTCATGCTTATTAAGCAGGCCAGCTTTCGCTACCCGCTTATTAATAAAGAAGATTGGATTAGTGATGAAATTCTGCATGAACCAAAAATCAAACCCGCCGCCGTTATGCACAAAAATTTTGCACGGCTCTGGATATTCCGCTAGGAATTCCATCATTTGATAAATGCAGTCATCGCCCCAAAAGTCGGTGTAATTTTCACCGTCATAAAAGCCGATGCAAAATGGCATCGGCGTGCGCCCGTGTAAAAACGGATCAGTTTCAATATCTAGAGTAGCCAGTCTAAATTTAGGTGTTGCTTTTTTCCTCGCCACAAGGAATCCCCTTAGTTTTAGTCCGCGTATTGTATCAGTTCGATATATGTGGTGTCAACAAATTCGCCATAAATTTCATCGCGCATTTCTTGTTCCAATCCTGTCATATATCCAACAAATTGTTTAGCGTCAAATTCGATAGCATCCGCTCGCGCTCCCCAGCGGTGCATAGAAATGTACTGTCGCGGTTTCAATTTCTTTTTACCGCTTTCCAGTTCGTTTAAAAATTTCAGCAGTTCGCGCCCACGCATGCGGTTACGCGCGCGTGTGAATTCTCCACGCGTTTCAATAATTTCACCACGTTTATTGATACCAACTTTTTCAACGTTCGGCGGTTTTTCTAAAATGTATCCGGTGTTAGTTTTACGCACACCTTCAATCACATTAGTTTTATTCTTTGTTTTTACGAACGTGAAACGATTAGTCAATTCGTAACGGATATTTTTACCGCGCTTAGTCTCGACAACTTTTTCAGTAATCGGACGCACTACGCGGCCCTTATAGTCATAAGAGCGCATAGTTTGAATTTCATTGAATCGGCGCGTAATTTCTTTTCGCCGATAATTTGTTAGCCTTTTCATGGCTGGGGCTTCGGTGGAGGTATACACACCGAGCTTGCGAAGAAGCCGCCACTTTTCTGTAAGTTGGCGGTCCCGATTCGTCAGCGCTTTATCAAGCAATTTATTTAATGCGGATGCTTGCTTTTTGGCTGGCTTTGATTTAGTCTTTTTAGGCATCGGTCCTATTCCGATGAATTCGCCCCGGTCATGTTGCTAGCATGGTCCGGGGCTTTTTGTTAACGCCGGGTAGGCGTATAGTGGGCCGAGCGTAGCACCCTGTTACGCCCCTGTCAAGGTAGGAGCCAACCATGTACGGAATTCACGATCTAATTAGGGAGTCGATTAATCCCGCCCTGCAATTGCTGCCACCTGTAATGGATTCAATTTCCGCGCGCATCCAATTGTGCGCGACGACTGTGCAGGAATCCCGAATTGAAGTGCGCAAGCAAATCAAGGGACCGGCAGTGTCTTTTTATCAGTTTGAAAAAATTGGTATTCAAGATGTGCTAGAGCGCACAACGTCTGCGCAACACGCAAAGAAAATTTGCGACGTGTTCGACGTGGCCCCGGAAGTCAATGCTATTTACGCATTGATGCAGCAGCCCGAAGGTGACATTCTCGCATCTGCATTTGCACGCCTGAATTATTGGAATGATCGCGCGCCGCTCCCGTCACACACCGCGCCCGTATCTGTGCGCGAGGCCGCAGCGTGGGCGTACTATATAAAGGTGTGGCGTCCGGGTAAGCCGCATTTGTCTAGCTGGCCGATGGCTTACTGGCGCGCTTACGGCGCAAACGTGGGGTAATTTATGGCTTGGGTAAATGCCACTGATATTTTTACTCTATCGCAATTGATAGATGAAACAACCACGTTCGGTATTTCCGTACAGGATGGCTTTATCGTAGGAAATAACGCCTATGTTGACAATCAAGATAATTCATCGCTTTTAAATGTCGGAGCGGCGTTGCTTTCAAGCTTTGCTTCGGTTAAGGCGGTGAAATACCAATTCACTTATTGGCATGAACGTTTTGCGCCGGGTCATGGGCCATTTATTAGCTCGGGGTCTAGTATTGCTTTTCCGTCAGGAACGCCATTAGATATTAGAACAAACGTTGCAAGTTTTACGGGTGGCACGCCTACATACAAACTTGCGCAAGAAATGGCACCTGCATATGGTGAAAGCGGGGACAAAAGTAACCCATTTATAGGTCTAGCTTTTGGCTTCGCTAGAACAACCGTTCCAACGCATGAGGCTGCAATTTACACTGATTTTAAAATGCAACTGTTTTTTGATATTGAACCACCTGTGCCAAGCGAGCCGGAACCTGTCGTAACTAAAAGCGATCCCGTCCCTACCGATAACGACAACGGTAAAGATTTTGCGATGGGAAACCCTGGCATTGTAAGTGCCGCCTTCTATTGTGAGGATTAAGAAATGTCATTTTCAGATGCTCCCAGCTACGGCGCTAGTTCACAGTCTCGCGCCACGAACAACAATAAATTTCCTAGCGAGGGTCCACGCGCCATGCAAGTGCGTGTAGATTTTACCGCAGCTAATCAAAGTGTGGTAATTGACCTCACTATTGAGCAACAACAAAAACAAATCAGTCAGGTGCAAGGTTTGTGGATCAACAATAACACCCCTGCAAATTTGGAATTGCTGGCTGAGGTAACTAATCAGCTTGTTAATATTCCAGCTGGCGCGCAGGGTTATATTCAATTGCTTTCGCAGAATCCTCCGCGATTCCGTGTAACGTCAGATGCGATTGCGAAAGTGGATTTCCACTTTTTGAATTTCCCTGTGATCCACGCGATGAATTTGCTTGACGGAACTGGCGATGGCGTGCAATCAATTGTAGCTGGTGCAAATATCACGGTGGACGCTACCGACCCGCAGAATCCTGTTATTTCTGCGACAGGTGGTGGCGGTGGTGGCGGCGGTAAAACTCAATTCTCGCAAATTATTAAAGCGGGAGTCGGTGAGACAATTACGGGGACCGAAGTTGATGCAGCAACTTTCACGCCTTTCTTTGCGGTGCTTGACGCCACAGTCAATTTGGATTTGACTACTCTTAGCGATAATGCTTTTTTGGTTATGTTCCAAAGTTATTCGCCAACGGGGACCACGATTAAAACAGCCGATGGCGGTGGATGGATTGTGGATAATTCAGGAAGCGGCGTTTCTAGCATAACGTGCGCGCAATTTGAAATGATCCAATTTATGTTCCTAGGTAACGGCGCCGGTGGGCAGAACGCGCTAGTTTTGAACAGATATTAAAGGAGCGCGTCATGTATCAGACAATCGGCGTATACAATAATTCATTCCCGCCAGAAGGCCCGAAAATTATTGAAAAGAATATTACGTTTGCTGGCGCTGAAAATCAATCATTCGATTTCGTGCTGGAAATGGAACGTAATAAAATCACCCGTTTTCAGGGATTGTTTTTCAACAACGTTGCCGGTCCCGATTGCACGTTGATTTGCCCCGTGACCAATCAAGAAATTAAATTGCTTGCGGGCAAGCAGGGAACAGTCGTATTATTGGTTAGCGGGTCGCCCAAATTTGAAATTCAAGCGGCTGGCCCCGGTACGGTGCGCATGCACTTTGTAAATTTCCCCGTCAACACGGCTATATACTAAAGGAGCAAATATCATGCTTGGCATGGATATGATGATTAAAAACATGACTGGTCTGGACCTTGGCGAATTGCAGGCTATGATTCAAAAGGCGCAGACAGATGGCGCGCAGATTCTTTCAGAAGTTTTTACGCGCATGGAATCCATTGACGCTAAGTGCGCGCAGATTTTGGAGAATCAGCAGATTCAATATGCGCTCCTGCGAAAAGCCGGGTTGATTCCTGACGTATCCGCATTGAGTGAGGAAAGCAGCGATGAACACCGAGCCGCAGACAAGCATTGAAGAAATCCGCACTGATATTCACGCCGCCGTAAATGAAGCGTTGGATAGTGCCGATGGTGATACGCAAGTCGCGCAGGTAGTGGCGGAAGCCAATCTAGCGCAAACTGTCGCAGCTGCTGCCGTGGTGGAAGCACACGTAGAAACTGCGATCACAAAAACCGAACTGGAAGAAGCACAGGAGCAATTGTCATGGGAGAGAAATCGACGGGTCGAATTGGAGGCCGAGGCGAGCCACCTGTCACAATCATTAGAGACAATGACGACTCAGGTAACGGACCTGACAGCGCAGGTGGCTTTGTTGACCTCAGCAAGCCAAGCAGCATTGTCAGCGGCGACGGAGACGGTGCAGGAAACGACACCGGAAATTCTGGAAGTGGAAACCCCGCCGGAGAATCTGCCCCATACGGATACACCGCAGACGGACGCCCCGCAAAAAAGCGAGGCCGAAAGCCTGGCAGCGGTAGCGGTAGCGGAAGTGCAGGAAGCACTAAGCGAGCCGCTAATAGTGTTCCTGTAAACGGCATTGATAAAATCCTGCTGTCACTTCACATGATGGGCGCAGCTGCTTTGAAAGCGCCAGAATTGGTAATCGACAAACAGGAAGCGGAATTGTTGGGTAGCGCAATTCAAGCCGTGCAAGAGCATTACAATTTCGACGTAAGCGAAGAAGTTACGTTGTGGGTGAATCTCGTTTCCGCCGCCATCGCAGTTTATGGACCGCGCGCAGTCGCAATCATCGCGCGTAAGAAAAAGGAAATTGGTAGCGAGAAAAAGGATTCTGTAATCGCCGCTCCAAAGGGTAAGAGTGAACCGGCGCAGGAATTTGTAGACACTACAATGGATCGCATACTGAACCCCGGAAAATATAACTAATGGCCATTAGATTACCCGACGATTCCAAACGCCTTTATATCATCGGTCGCACCGGCAGCGGAAAAACCGTTGCCGGTGTTTGGCATCTGAGCCAAAGAAGTTGGCGCAAAATGCCTTGGGTAATCTTTGACTATAAAGGCGATGAATTGATTGGCCGTCTGCCTACCACTGAAATTAAGAAAGGTAGAAACGGCTATGACATTCCAAAGAAACCGGGCTTGTATATAGTCCGCCCTGTCGCTGGTGTAGATGACGATTTAGTAGAAGAGTTTTTATGGAAAATTAAATATGCCGGTAAAATCGGCGTGTATATTGACGAGGGCTATATGCTTCCGTCAAAAAGCGCGTCATTCACCGCCATATTGACTCAGGGACGGTCATTGAAAACGCCTGTCATTATTTTGAGTCAGCGTCCAGTTTGGTTGCCTAGATTTGTGATGACTGAAAGTGAATTCATCCAAATCTATTGGTTAAATGACAGGCGAGATAGAGAGACGCTGAAAGCTGTGATCCCATCGGGTGTAGATGAACGTTTGCCGGAATATCACTCTTGGTATTATGACGTGGGTAAAGACAAGCTCGATCATATCGGACCTGTCCCACACCCTGACGAAATTTTGTCTAAGTTTGATCCGCCGAAGCGCACACGTCTATTTACAATTTAATTGACAGGGCATAACCCTTGTGTTATATGGGTGTTGCCCATCGGCACATTAATAAAGGTACGCGCATGGCTAGTCCAGTCGTTATCACATGGAACGTAGCTAATTGGATCACGATTGTTTTGATGGCGCTTATTGGCCTGACCGTGGTTCGGCTAGGTTTCAAATTCATTGAGAAAAAGAAGGAAGCCTAATCATGTTGAATATGGCGATCCTTAAATCCCCGTGGAATTGGGTAATCGTCACCGCAATGGTGTTGCTTGCTCTAATTGCATTTAACGTCGTAAAGAAAGCCGCATCCAATCAGGAGTAATTGAAAATGGCACAGCAGAATTCTCAGGTGAACATTGCCCAGCAGAACGCAATGGCTCGCGGTGTTGTTCTTGGCAATGCAATTGAACGCATGCAGAATATTTTTTCGCGTTCGGTTAATCCGGCCAATGAAGCAACCCTCAATATTGCCCCGCGTAATGTCGGTCTGATTAAGGGTTTCGTGGTCCGCGTTGAAGCGGATTTTACCAACGGTGCTAGCGCGGTCGCCCTGACCAAGCTGGGTCCGGCGAATATCATTAAGCAGTTTGTTTTTACCGATCTGCAAAACAACACGCGCATCCAAACCGCTGGCTGGCATGTGCACGCGGTTAATACCGCTCGCGGTTCTCGCCCGTTCGGTTTGGCCGATCAGCTGGATGGCTCGCCGATTGACTACGGTAATAACTGGAATGTTATTTCCGCACCTGCCGCGCCTGCCGCTGCTGCGACTGGCAAGATTGTGATGTATTACTACGTGCCGCTCGCATATAGTGATAGCGATCTGCGCGGTGCGATTTACGCGAACGTCGTTAATGCCACGATGAATTTGCAGCTGGCAATTAACACTAACGCTTTTGTTGCATCGGGCGATGCTACTGAGGCAGTTTATGTCGGTGGTCCGGGCGCGCTGAATTCCGTCAAGGTTGACGTGTATCAGCATTATCTGGATCAGCTGCCGATGCAGCAGGGTGGCGCTCCGGTTCTGCCAGTCGTGGATCTGTCCACGATTTACGAACTGAAAAATACCACGCTGACCGCGCTGACTGCGAATCAGGATTTCCCGATTGCATACGCCAACTTCCGCAGTTTCCTTTCCACCACGGTTATTTATGACAATGGTGGCACGCTCAATGTCGGCAGCGACATTAATTATTGGGCGCTGACTTCGGCCAACTACACCAACGTATTCAAGGTGACGCCGAATGAAGTGGCCCTGTTTACGCGTATGCGAAACGGCGTTGATTATCCGGCAGGGCTGTATTATTTCGATCACCGCAGTCGCCCGATTAATACCATTCAGTACGGTAATATTGAACTGAATATCAACGCATCTAGCGTTGCCACTGGCGCAAAGCTGCTTGTCGGCTTTGAAGATTTCGCAATGATTAACGTCATTAGCGGTGCTGGCTCGCTGCCGGCGGGTGGTTAATTCCATGCTTAAAAGTTTCGGCGAATGGTGGCATAAGCCATATGATGCCGAAATGTCGGCGACACGATGGGCACTGTTTCTTTTGTTCCTTATCGTTGTCGCTGGCCTTTGGGCTTCCGTTATCAACATGATGAAAAAGGCGGTGTAAAATGTTTAAGTTTCCTGCGATTACTCTGAGTCTGCTGATTCTGCTTTTCCTGGCCTATCTGGCTGGGGTGAAGTGGCCGGGCCTTGGCGGTAAGTTGTTCCGCATCGGCGGCTAAGGCCATGCCTCAGAATTCCGTGATCTTTGCAGCGCTCCTTATTGGATTCGTCGTTTTCATCACGATGCGCGGCAAGCTCGGAAAATACCTAGAAATTGTTGGGGTCGGATAATGCCTTACATAGCGCTAATAATCGGTTTGTTCTTGGTTATTGTGGGCTATAAGGGGACGCAAGGTGATTTGGTCGCGCTCCTAAAGGATGACTTCACCGGCCCCAATAATTTTCTACGATGGGTTTTGGCAATCGCTATTGTCGGTTCACTTGGCTACATTAAACCGCTTAGACCGATTGCTAACTCTATTCTGGCCTTGCTAATCATCGTCATGTTTTTAACGAATGGCGGATTTTTCGATAAGCTCTCAGCGACTTACAAACAGGTGATCCAATGAGCGAATTTATGAAAGCGGTGGTGACTATTGTGACGGCCATTATTGGCGTTGCGATTATCGCCGTTCTAGTTTCCCGTAACGCCAATACCGCAGGCGTTATTAAGGCGGGCGGGGATTTCCTCGCCGGTAGTCTGCGCGCCGCAACCGGCCCCGTTTCTGGCGGCGGCTTCGGCTCAGGCACTGGTATTGGTACTATGTCGTTCTACTGACCCAAAAAGGGGGGCAGGAAAATGAGTATTTTTCATTTCCAAGAAACTCGCTATCCGTCCCCCGGCAGCGGAAACTTTGCCTACGTTTCCGACCAAACTTTGCCGCCCCACGCGATTCAAGGGGGCGGTAATTTGGTTCGTGGGCAAATGACGATTGTGACGCCGCATCAAGCAATGAATGCTATGACGCTGCCGACACTTCCGCTAGCCGGTATGGGCGGCTTGATTAATGGACAGATGATTCAGCAGGGGCTAATCGGCCATGGCGAATAAAGTCATTGAATACGCCAAGCGGAATCCGGGTAAAACAACGCTCGCGGTAGGCGTGGGCGTTGTGCTTATGGTCATGGTAATCGGTGGCCGTAAAAATCCAGACACGGAAGCCGCTACGGGCGGATACCCGGTTTACGGTACTGGCGCATATACTGACAGTATGATGCAGTATGGCGCCCAGCAAACAGGGGCCAATAACCAGCTTACGGCGCAACTGGAAGCGCTTAATACGCAATCGAAAACGCAACTGCAATCTATTGCCCTGCAAAATGAAGGGCAGATTGCTTTGGCGAATATTGCTAAGGCTGCGGCGCTGGATCAAATCGGCGCTAGTGTTCAAGTCAATAAAGACACGCTCGCTACACAGTACCAAATCGCGTCCATGCAATCGCTGGAAAATATGCACGCGATGGATACCAATAAGCAAATTACCGCGATGCAGCTTTCGTCGCAGGTTGAAGCGCTGCAAATCCAGTCGCAACGCGATCTAGGCATGCAGCAAATGTTTATCGGTGGTCAGGTGCAGTTGGCCGGTATTAGCGCCGACGTGACGAAATATTCGCTGCTGCAAAATACCGAGCAAGCGAAGATCAACGCGGATATGACTAAGTATATCGCCGGTAAACAGGCGAGCGCTTCTAAGTCAGGTAGTAAGTGGGGCGCAATTGCCGGTGTCGCATCTGCGGCCATCATGGCGTTCTGCGATGTAAACATTAAGGAAATTGACGGGTGTGTTTCTACCAGCACTTGCCTTGATGTGGTTCGCTCGTTGCCGCTGGATCAGTGGCAATATCGGGAAGATTCTTTGCCCGGTCGAATCGGCGATAACTATAAGCACGTCGGTACATACGCCCAAGATTTTTACAAGGCATTGGGCGTTGAAGACTGGCGCTCCCGTAAACGAATCGATCACGTCGATATGTTTGGCGTTTTGATTGGCGCCATTAAGGAGTTGGATAATGGACGCAAAAATTAAAGTGCTATTGACGGGCCTTGCCGTCGCGGTTGGCGCTGCGAGCATCGTCCATGTTGCACGCGCAAATAACGTGGGTGTAAATGGTGGGGTGCAACTTGCCCCCACCGATTACCCTATGGTTTTGGGCACGTCAGGTTATGATAAATTTGCTGAGTCGTATTATCAGCCTGACATTCCGAACTATTTGCGCGATCCGACAATGTACCTCACGTATAACGTGCCGCCATGGACCGACGCGCAATTTGGTTCGGCGCCCACGTATAACGGCGGCGATACCGTCATGGTTGGCGGAACGAATTTGTTTAGTTATAATTCGCCAATGGATATGCGCAGCCTCACGATTAGCGGTGATGATTGCGGGTGCTGCTGTGAGGGTGATTGCGGCGCTACCGATGACGATGTGATTACTGCATTCCGACCTAATCAGCAAAAATTGGTCGGTCAGGCCCAGCAGCTTTACATGAGTCAGAAATATGCTGACTGGTTGGATGGTCTACCTACTTGGTGATTTATGGCTAAGGGAAAATCGCAAGCGGATATTTCGGGTGCGATTGACGCGATCCTGAAAGACAACGGGATTAATCGCTCAGGCATCGATCTGCAAACGATCTTTGCAATGGGCGAGGCCATTAAAAGTGGTGGCGTTATTGACGTTGATAAGAACAAGAATATTACTATCGACGGCTTCGACCCACATCACCCAATGTTCGGACAGGCGGGGCAATCCCCGCCTGACGACTCTGATAATGGCGGCGAAGATTGCGGGCTTTTGTGTCAAGGTCAGAAATTGTTGAGCGGTGCTTTTAATTCAAACGTTTTTTCCAACGCTGCCAGCGCTGCTACAAATGCGCTGATTAGCTCGCCCATGGCGCGCTACTATTTGATTATTGTTGGTATTCTTTTAATTCTCTTGGCAGTTGCAGCACTGATTCTAAAAGGTGGGGAGAAGGCTGCAAATGTCGTGCTGGAATCTGACACGGCAAAATCTGCGGCGAAATTGGCGAAGTTTGCCGTATAACCATAGGGGATGGTCATGCAAGAGTTGCTTAGTAATCTTGGCGCTATTTCGATCCTGATTAATATTGTTGTGCTGATTTCATCGGCAAACACTAACTCTAAGGTTTCGGACCTTAAAGTTTACATTCACGAAAATTTCCAGCGTAAGGAGAAATAACCATGGCTCAGGAAACTAGCGAAGTTAAGCAGCGTGCTAAAAATGCGTGGAAGGCTTTTAGTGTTCAAGCGCTCGTTGCGCTTGGCAGTCTGCCGGTTTGGTATCCGGCAGTTTCATCTGCCGCTAATGCCGCGTTCGGTCCCAACGCCGAAATTTATGTGCAGGCCGCTTTGGCTGCTGCTGGCGTGCTGGGTTGGATTAAGCCGCAAGGTCTGGTAAAGTGATATGGCTAGCCCATGGCGCAATGTCGGTCAATGGCTGGCCGAAAAAATCAATTGCCCCGAGTGCATGAGAAAAGGAAGAGTAAATGACTACGCAATCCCCGAAGACAAAAACAAAGTCTCCCAAATCCTCAGCGGTTCGCCAGCCCCGGCAGTCGCCAGCGGCGTCCCCGGCGGCATGCCGTGGGGCGGAATCTCCGAAGTCGGCAACTTCTTCGGTAAAGAAAACGGCGGTTACAAAACGGGCGAGCCGAGCGGGCCTCAAATCCTCCCCGCCGAAGTCGCCGCCTACTCAGGCGAGCGCCAGTGGTCTACCGCTGGCTTCACTGTCAACGCTGGCGGCTTCAACCACGTCGCAGGCGGCTCCTACAGTCAAGGTAGCGAAAACAGGGGCATCCTTCGCGGGTTCCTTGGGCGCATTGCCTGACACGGCCTCAGCGGGTGCCCAGGTGCCGGAACACGTCCGGCGACAGGCTGGCAAGAAGGCGCTAGCCGCATACACGGCGAAGCTGAACGGCGGCTGAATTACGGTGTGCGAGTTGTTGACACCGGAAAATTTGAGAGTAATATGGGGACTGTCGAAAGACGGTCCCCTTTTTATTTGGAGCGCATCATGGACAACGTTTTCCTTATCGGATTTTTGAAGGGTGAAATTTCAGCGCTGGAAGGCTACAATTTCCTCGACACCGATTGCGCTGCCATCACCACTTGCGAAACCGCCAAGGCATTTTTGCAAGGGGCAATCCGCGCACGCGATACGATCATTTCCAACTACCGTGTGCGTATTCTGCTGGCTGAAAAAGAACTGGCCGCTCAGGCTGAGGAAATGCAGGCATGAATTATGACGCTTCCCGCGCGCATCACGCGCTTACGCAAGCCGCTGTAAATCTCGCAATGGGAAATACTGGCGGTGCCATTGTGCTTACAAAAGAAGCACTCACTTTGATGGAACGTTCTCTACCGCCACCCGTTGTATACCACGGACAGGTGATCGATAAACACTCTGACCAAAGGGATCGCTAATGGACTACACGGATTGCACAGTCTCAATCCGTGGACGTGAAATAACGGATGTGATTTATAGCACTTTGCGGGAAGCATTCGATTCCGTCTCTATCCTAGTCAGGAATAAAGTGTATGCCGAAAGTGATATTAGAATCCGCGCCACTGCTAATGGCCGAAGAATTAAGGAGCTTGTTTTCGCCGAGGCAAGGGATATATTGGCTGGCGAAATGCAGCGATACATTGAAAATCGAAAGGTTTATCGATCTCCCAAGGCACGCAAAAATCTCAGCAAACAATCCGCTCCGTGTAGAATTGTCGATCCCACGGGGCGACTATCTCTTAGGCGCCGGTAGCGGCAAACTCAAAAGAAGGGTGCATTATCATGTCGATGAATTCGGAATCTTCAAAATTACACAGCATCTACTATAGCGAAGGGGATCGCGTGCAAAACAAATTGCACGGGCCGGGAACGGTGACGCGAAAGTTTACAAGTGAAGATGGTGAACGAATTGTGGTTCACTTCGATCACGGCGCTGATATTGTGTTTTCCCCTAACGGTGATTTTATTCCGCATCACAAAAACTCAGAATGGGATTTGACGCCGTGCGACTACCCATTGCAAGAAACTGCGGAAGAATCCACCCGCCCTGTTATGACGTTTAAAGAATGGGCGTTTTGTTGGTTCGCTGCTGGCGTATGCGCTGGCGCTGGTGTTGCGGGGATGATGTAATGAAAATCCTGCTGACGATTATTTGGGGCATTGCTAAGGATGTAATCATAGCCTTTGCATTGTTTGCTGTGGCGCTGGCCGGTATTTTCGGCATGGCACTTTTCGGGAGTAACTGACAATGAAGTTTCTTTTGATTTGCTGTGAAAATGTGCGCTTCGGCGATAGACTTGTAGTGGAACATGAGGATAAGGAAGCGCCAAGGGAAAACAATGAATCATTTCAGCAGATGGTAGAACGTCGCTGTAAGGAGCTTGGCGACGATTCCGGCGCGGTTCCATATACTCGCTTGGTTAAGGAAATGCGCACATTGGAAATCGGCGCATGGTGTCTGGACAGGACTATGGAAGGCGAACAAAATAAGGGCGCTGTTTGGGTGCGCGTGAAATGAACCGTCGCCTTAATGGCTTCATAAAGAAGCCGCATATTTTTGTTGACTCTCGCGGCGTTTGGATGTGTAATATCACTGTGGCGATTAGCTGCGATCAACGCGACAAGGCATACAGATTTTGCATGCACAAAAATATCGCTAGTCAACTTTCCAACAACTCAAACCGAAGGGGAAATTAAGATGGACAAGCATGGCCGACTCACTGAGGATTACGGAAATCTGCGCCACCACCACGCTGGCCCCGGTGAGCGCCTCACTATCGACCAGCGTAAAGACAACGCGCGTTATAACGCTGCTGTCCATGCGCGTGTAGAAATGCTGGACAGCTTCCGCCCTGATACGGGTTATGTCGGAAACGGAAGCGTCAGCAAGGCGTCTGTAAAGCACGCCAAGCGCAAGGCCATTAATCGCACGATGAAATTGCCGCGCAATAAGTTT